CTGCATTCAAAATATCATCTGCTGGATCGTAGCCCTTACCTTGACCCTTTACTTGAAAGTGCATGCGAGCAAACGCATCCTTGTCTTCAATATTCACACCAAATCGATATGCCTGTGACTTCCAGTATTCATCGCCTTTCTTGGCTGCTTCCCAGTCGGCTGCAACGGTTGAAGCCTGATCTGCATAAGCACCTTCTCGGGCCTTGTCTCCTGTGGGATTGAAGTAAAAATTAGAATCAAAGTAACGCCCTGGGGTAGCCTTAACATCATCCAAGTATTTTTTAGCCCTTACATCTGCAACCAACTTGGCTGCGTTCATAATATCTTGTGTTTGAAAGGGATTTTGTTCTGATTGACGAACATCAAGATACTCAACGAATTCATCCATGGAGCGAGATTCATTAAAGCGTGGAACCAAATACTTATCCACGAACTCTTTAGCAAAACCAGCTTCTATCTTTACTTGTTCCTTGGCTTCATCTGTTGTGTAACCAAGCTCAAGATTTTCGTCATACTTTGTTTTTAATGTTTCATCAAACCATTTCTGCCAGTTGTAAATAGTGTTATTTGTATTGACTCCCGTTACTTTTGTTAATGATTTTTCCAGGGATTCTTTTGCTTTGTTACCCCCCATGAAGGAGAGTACACCACCGATACCACTATCCCCGAGGATAGAGTTGCTGAGTTCTTTGTTGATATCCGTAATTTCACTAAATGCACCAAAGCCTTTAAACATAGACATCGCTTGTTCTTTTGCTTTAGCTTTCTTCATCTCATCAATAGTCTGCTTAAGCACGTCTTGTGTCAACGCACCAAAACGCTTCACGTCTACAGTTGCCTTTTCACCTACTGCTTCTCCTAACGCATCTTCTAATTCAGTAATTCCATACCCAGCATTAGCGTTATAATTTAAACGAACAATCTGATCTTCTGGTCGATCAGACAAACGAAATAACGCAACAAACTCATCTGCCTTGTTAACGTCTAAAAATTTTTCTTTTGCTTGTTCTTTCCAATAAGAATCCCCACTTTTAGCTTTCTCCCATTCAGATGCAACAGTCGGTATTTTTAAGAGTCGATCAGTTTGAGTCTTAGTATCTACACCTAGCTGAATAGTTCTTGCCGCTTGTAAATCGGCGTCGGTTGGTGCTCTTTCTATATATTGATTTGCCGCTGCAGTAGTCTCTGCCTTGTTCCCTCGAATACCAGCGGGCTTGCCTTGGGTTGTGTAGTGCTGGAGATAAAAACCATCCTCACCATATCGTTGAGTGATATCAATATCATCATTGGCAACAGCAGAAGCCCACTGCTGAGCAGCCGCTGGACTCTGGGCCTTGTAATAAGAAGAATCAAATTCACCATATGGTGGTTTGGCGCCAAGGCTTGGATCCCACTGTTGTAATTTTTCGGTTGAATAAAAAGCTTTGTAGTAATTCTCCAGGGTAGATTTTAATCCACTATCTACGTTAGCAATGTTACGTATTGCTTCGCGTTGCGTAGTATAGTCGCCCCCATTGGTAGTGGAAGCAATAGCAACTGTTTTATCGTAGGCTTCATTTTTATATTTATTTGCTTCATTTAATTTTTCGTTTTCTGTATTCAAGGAAGAGTTGTACTTATTTGTTTCTGCGTTAGCCGCATTTGCTTTTTCATTTGCTTTATTAGCTGCTGCATTTTTAGCTATATCCTTAAAAGAAGCCTGCGCAGCTAAAACTGCTGCAAGCCCTTTCCCAGTACTGGCCAGGACATCCTCTTGGAATTCTTTTACAGTTGCGGGCCTTATGTTTGTAGGTAAATCAGTAGGGAGGATGGGATAGTCTGTTTTATGATCTGTTTTTTCATGTGTAACATTCCATTTCCTAGAAGGAGGATCATATGAAATGCCCATCTCAGACCGCCAAACTTAAGTGTTCTACTTGATGTGCAAAAAGGTCTATTGCCTCTTGCAGCATCCAGTTCTTTATTCTATCCATCTTAGCTTGAGTAAAGAAATCCTGCTCCTGAAACCAAATCTGGATTGGTGTTGACGCTTTGTTACTATTGCAACGCCTACAGGCTGGCAGAAGGTTGTGGCGATTGCTGGAACCACTTTTAAACCTTGGCACGATGTGGTCTAGGCTCGTAGCAATGTCGCCGCAATAACCGCATTTATGGTCCCAGGCTTTGTAGATGTCATCTCTAAATCGTTTCTTTGCTGATTTGGGAGTTAATTCAACGAGAAGGGCAAGGGGTTCATGCTCGCTCGCAAACATACTCTTGGCTGCCGTTGCTTTACTTTAAGATTCCCAAGCCAAGATCAAGGTTAAAACTTTTGTTAAAGTACTTGACAGCCGACCGTCGCCATGTAAGGTGTTGAGGTACACGCCACACAAATTCATGGGCGCCAAATCAGGTTGGGTCACTGCTAATAAGGCATGTGAGCTTCTCGAGCTCGACAAGAAAACACTATTCCAAATGCGTGATAACGGTATCCTGCACTTGGGTCCACACTACGCAGCATTCAACGACACGTTCTCGCGTGACTCCTATCGCTGGAATGTGGCAAAAGTGCGTAAGACCTTGAGCAAGCTGGCAAGGGTAACGGCTGCCGCTGTCTAGCCAATGTTGTTTGGTGGGTACCAGGTGGTCATCCTTTGGTTGGTGGCTGCCTAGGTACTGGGCCCTACGCCACTCGAGAAGGCTCCCCAAGCTAGTCCAACTGCTTCTAGCGTGGATAGCTCACCAGAGGCGTAGGGAAGGTGTACAACGTCTCCTGGGGTGTACACGATAGGACTGCCACTAAAGGATACAGGACTTAAGCCGAACTGACTTCGCTTCAACTGTTCTTCTGATGTAACGTACCTAGTCTCAACAACATCACCAAATTCAACTGTCATGTGAAGGAACCATCCTTATTCTGTAAAGAAAAGTTTGCCAACCTGATAAAACTAGTTGGGATATTCAATAGCTTTTGTAACATTGGTAACAATTGCGGCGATTGCAAATTCTTGGGCGGCATATCCATATACGATAAACCATGGACGGAATTCATGTAATCAATATTCGATTTGATATTGGTAATTTCTTTTGTTAGGCGTTGTTCCCAACTCACTATTCCCTCTTCCATTTCCACGGGTAGATCAGAGGGTTCAGGTAGCAAGATGCCCTCCTGGAACCGTAGGGCGTATATGTGTTTGCAGTAACGCATCTCGTCAAGCAATGGACTCCAGTAGTCACTAAATGAAATGATCTGGTTGTCCTTAGCCTTGTAGTCGACAAAAGTGGAAGGTCCTTCTGATGCCCCTGGAGAACTTGTGTTCCTTAGGTAACGCCCACCAAAGTCACGGAAGAGACCAGGGTTATCTACTGATTCGAACGTAAGAGCAAGGTTTCTATTGTTGTTAAGTTCTGTGTCAACATTGTTATTCACATTACCAAAGGAGTCGGTCAGTATTTCGTGTCTACCAAATTTCAATGCGGCGGGCCTGGTGTAAGGAAATCTTTTTGTTGTTTGGGTCTCATTTCTTTTACTGAAGTCAGCGTAACTACGGCGACTAAAATCCTGGCAAGTACATGCGTACCTACTACCAAGTATCAAGAAACGGTTGAAGGCTGGTGGACGTGTCGCTGGTGTTACAAAGTTCCCGTCAATTGTGGATTCAAAAGAACCATTCTTCTGTAGTTTCAAGATTCCATTGTCTTGATCAATGTCAACCAAAAGGGATTGAACGTATCCATACCTGGTATCAGTAGCAGGATCTCTTGAGGCCGCAGTAATTGGAACACCCTCTGGCGTCAACACGCGATCTTCTACTACTTCTCCGATGAGTGGCTTAAGGGCTTGTCCACTACCAACACCAGGAATGTAGAGAGGTGCAGGAAGCGGGTTGGAGGGAGACCAGGTCCCGGCAAGTGTTACGTACCAATAGTTGGCATCTTCTGTGTACGAGGCAACGCTAGCTCTTGTACCCGTACTGTCAAATACGTTGTCAAACCGAAGCAGAGCACTTACGCGACACCCTGTCCAATGGATGCCAAACTCTCTGTTGGAGGTAGGGAAGCCTTGTAGTACGCCAATAATTACCGGGTCATTACCAGGGGGAAGTGATGTGCCTTCCGGTACTGGCAGGGTGTATCGAAATGGAAAGTTATATGATTTTTGTATTCCTACAGCAACTGCAATCTCGTATCCTCTCCTCCAGCGTGCCCATGCAGACTCACGGTCCATGGCAACGATAGAGTTAGGTACTGAACCCCGGGAGAACTCAGTCGTAATTGGTTTGATGCTGCTAGGGCGATAGTCAACTCTGTTGTTAAAGGTACCGAACTTACCTCCAACTTGGGCTACCATCTTTAGTAGAATCCGCCTTGTGCGTAAATGTGGGCACCTGGGGTATAGCCAGAAGTAGTTGGCCCTGCCGCAAACACACCTACGTAAACACGGTCGCCCCGCTCCATGTAAATACCTTTATTACGCAGGGGAGCAGTCTCACCTAGGCCGTTGGTATTACCAGCACCAACCACTGGAGCGGCAAGGACTGGCATCACATCAGAACAATCCACCTGCTGGGTGTTAGCCGGAACTTGTTTGGTGAACAGGACTTTGTAGTCGCCACTAGCCGGGATAGGGGTGGTGGTACCACGCGTCTGATAGAAGATGAAGTTTACGGCTGGTTGTGCAGCATAGATTGTGCCTTCGAACCTGAAGCCGGATGCCACTCCAGTTGAGTAGGCAACAGCAGTGTTAACTCCGGTAAGAGTTCCAGAACCTGTATATGTATAAAATCCAACACCTGCATAAGGAGCTCCACCGCCAGTAAGAATGCCTGTGCTTACAATCTGAGCGATCTGTCCACTAACAAAACTAATGGGAGTACCAGAGGTGCCAGAGCTTACGGTGTAGTCAACGCTACGGTAAGAATCGTTACGCACGATGGTAATTGAATCTATTACGCCACCATTATTATTATCTTCACTCAAGTTGGCGTCCATGTCCACCAGGATGGCCGGAGCTTGTCCACCTTGCACAAACAAAGTATTGGATGCGCCAGCAACCTGTGTAGTAACACGAACTGAATCGAATAGCGGCCTATCAATCAGTAAGGGTTGCTTGTTTGTGGAGGTAGACGACATTGTACTTTACGTTTATCTTTCGTTTATTATAGGAGGCTTTAACCACCCATGTACTGACTCAGGTTTCCGAAAGGAGTGTCGGGCATTTTAGCGGCAGCTGTAAACAACGCCTCTGGATTACTTTGTAAAGCAAGAAAACGCTGGAACAAGTCACCGGTAGTGTCACTCTTGAACACACGCTTCTTTTCTTGATTGTAATCGAGACGTTGTTGGGGATTCATGGCACCATAGGCACCACGATACACTTCCCCTGGAGAGTAATCATCATAATCAACAAAAGAAGCCATTAGCCTGTTACCTCTTTATCCATGAATAGGTGAAGAAAATCAGCAGGTACTGGAGTGCGTGGCATACCCATCTCACCAAGGGAGGGGTCAAACATTTCGGGTAAGCTACTTCGCCTTTGCCGCATAGCAGGTATCATTCCCATGATTTGCCTGAGGAGCCCAGATCCCAACTCATTTCCTTTGCTTGAAGGACTTTGCGTGGCAACAGGAACTTGCCTCGGTTGATCCAAAAAACCTAGTTGCCCATAAATTGCACGAGCCGCTTCTTGACGCTGTTTTGTTTTGGGAACACCAGCGCGTTCAAAATCCGTCAGGAATCGACGGGCTGATTCCTCGGGAGAAACTGCTTCTCTTACATAATCCGCAGCTTTTTTCTCGGGCCCTTCTAACTCATGTAGAAGGAATTTAGCCTGCAAATTAATATCACCTGGATCCATTTTTTGCTGTTTAGCAAAATCAATCAGGTTTTTTTGACGGCCACCTGTCCATTGTGCAACCCCATAACCGCCTTCCATCTGAGGAGTACCGACCCTACCTCCTTCATTGACACGAGGATTGAAGCCAGACTCAAGTTGGAAATTACCAAGCTTCCCGGCAATATTCGCTTTCTTCCAACCGGCTTTACTCAGCTCCTTGGCAAGAATAATAGCGTTCGGATGAAGCGGCATTTTAACTGTTGTTTTATTCTCCTACCCAATTTGAATCTGCCTTAAGACCGGGGACAAACACTGATTGTAGAGCTACGACTAGACTCAGTTTGGCAGTGAGGCGACGGACAAAATTACGGCAGAGAATCATTGGTTTTTAGCGGGAACACTGGTCTCCTTAGATCTTGTGATCTGTTACCCAGTAGGTGGACTTACCCATAATGCATGGTGCCAAGTACATTTATTTTATCAAAGGGTTATTTAATGCGGCTTTCAAATGCGCGTTTAAGTAAAGCAAGTTGAGTTTGACTAAGATCTTCTGAAGAAGGTACTTCAAAACCACGTTTAAATACATTCTCACCAATCATTGGGAAAGGTGTGGCGCCAGGGGGAGTAACTCCTAATTGTTGTGCATTAGCTCCCATGCTGAACGAATTCATTTTAGCGGCTTGTTCTGAGCCAGGGAATTTAACACCACCAGGGACACCTTCTTGTTGGCCAACTTGGCTATAAATTGTTTCCGTGACACCTGGGATATCTGTACCGAATGCTTGAGATCCAATCATTGAAGCCGAGGTTTGATAACCCACTTGACCAGCAGGAACTTTTTTCGCAAGAGTTGGATTAGTTGCGGCCCAGATCTGAAGACCAATTTTATTTTTTTCTTCGGGACTCGCCGTGTTATATGCTTTTGTTAATTCAGCAACTTGATATTTTTTAAACATAGGATCCTGCTCTGTCATCTGAGTGACACGAGCTTTTTCCTGTTGATAAGCACGGTCCGCAGGATTGACTGCACTATCATTCACAGAGGAATAAGAAGCTAATTGATCCGGAACTCGAATACTTCCATATTGTCCACCAATTTGACCGGGAGCACGTTGATACACTAAATCATTGCCGGACTTAGCAGGGAAAAAACGTTGACCACCTACAGTAATTTCTCCCAGTCCAGCGGTATCCTGATTCCAGGCACCAGGCGCAACCAAGGCCTCCCTGCCGCCAACCATGCCGCCTTTTAAGTCAGGTATAGAAGTCTTACGTGGATCAAAAAATTGAGTAAGATTTACAAACGGGTTGTTTGGCTGTGCTCCTTTGATAGCACCACCTTCCCTTAAATTGTTAAGCACGGCTTGCTGAGCCCCGCTCTGGGTTGAGGAAGGATTTCTTTTGGCAGGACGACGATTCATGGTTATCTCCAATTAAGGTTTAGAAAGATACTTGATCCAGTACTTACGTCAGCAGGGCCGGGCAACGCTTGGATGAATTCAGCACCAGAGCGTTCATAGCGATACCTGGCCTGGAATGGATCTTTATAGTTGGGAACGTAAAGAATATTAGCAAGGCGATTTGTCTCATAAAGATAAATCTCGTCCCATACCTTTAGCGCTTCCTTGGCATTACTAGATCTAATTGTACGATCAACGTCACCAGCAATATTCTCAATCCTAGTAGAGGGTGAGGTTGCTACTTCGGTTTTCTTTTCGGCGGTATCACAGCGACCGACTTGAATAATAATCTTGTCGTAAAAGTAAGAATCAGGTACTGTGTTTAGGGATTCCTCCAGGCGGGAATAATCGCCTGCTGGAACTGAAACCACATAATAACCAAGGTGGTAACGTACTCTGCTTTTGTCGAAGTCAGATAGCCTCACTTCTTTTACTCACTGTGTTTCAATTATACGTTCAGCAAATCAACCAAACATACCTGAAAGAATATCTTGGTTTGCCAGGGCACTGCCTTGCATGAACGGATCATTTGTTTTGTAATCATCCAGGAAGGACATTGGATTAAGAGCTTGTCCTAATACTTGACCAACCAATTGCTTCTTTATGCTTGAAGCCAAAGTTTCTTTTGGTGCCGCTTGTTCCCTGGGATCTATCTTATATTGCGTACCATAGAGAAAAGCTTCTAGAACATCTTGCGTACGTTGGTCTGTATTCGTTGGCAACTGAGGCGCTGCAGAGGGCGCCGACAAAACAGCCCCTGGCATTACGTCAGTTAACTTACCACCTTGCGTGGTTCTACCTGTGGCAAGCCATTCTAATTGTTGTTCAGTAATTGGTTTTTTCCCTTCCAGGGCTAAATGTACATGAGTATCGTGTCCTTTATCTCCAGGGCCCAATACTTCGTTAAACAAGCCAAGTTTTTTTGCGCGATAAGAAAGCTCACCGGTACGTTCCTTCCAGTGTTTTGGCTTGCCGCCTGAATATGCAGGTGCCATGTCAGGACGCCAATCCCTAACATCAATTGCCATACCAACCGGATGGTACCCAGTGGGATCATGTCCTTTACCTACACCACCAAACTTAGGATGTTCTCCTATGGTGAAGTACTTTTGAAGGAAATTACCGACATCAACAATTGTACGTTCGGCCATTATCTTTTTATTTTTAATTCTAAAACAACAAAACCCCTGGTTTCCCAGAGGTCTTGCGTTTGGAGATGAGAATCAGACTCTAATTAAATCAGCGGCGATTACGGATTCCCAATCGACCCGCTTAATTTGTTTCAACTGATCGAGACTTGTAAATCTTTCACCCGACAAAGAGAGTTGAAGATCTTTTATTTCTCGAGCAGTCTTCAGACCAATTCCTTTGATGTGGTCTGCAATCATCTGGGCAGTTGCGCCGTTGATGTTAAGCCTGGTATCAGGAGGAAACACACGTGGCTCCTCTTTTGCTGCTTTGTCTTTTACCTGAAGAGTTTTGACCTTTTGCGTGGCCTGTTCATCGGGTAGTAACTCAGTCTTGTAAGCGGTGTAAAGGCGACCGTCCTGATCTTCGACCATGAACCAATCGCCTTCATCCCACTCACTAACAATACGTACCCGTGCTCCAGTCTTTTTGTGACGATGGAGAATTTCTTCAGTGGCAGCAGACATAAGACCAGATCATTCGATTAATCTGGTCTTAGTTTAGCCTAATTAGCTAACAACGCGACCAGTTAGGTAGCCATCAATATCTTCGTAGCCAGGAGCTTCGTCCGGCTGGAAGTAGCACACCTCAACCACCAAATAACCTACACGGCCAGCGGCAGAGTCACCACTGGAGATGTAAAAGCCACCGGAAGTAGTAGTAGCGGTTTGAGAACCACGGGCTTGTACCGTATAAGTGGTAGCAGCAGTGATCTGCTTGTACACCTTGGGAATCAAAGTTGCAGCAACACCAGTTTCCGTGAGGAAGGGCTGTGTACCATAGGCTGCAGCACCAGCAGTGAAGAAGATCTCACCAGCTTGAGTACCGGAAACGGTAGAAACCAAGTTGGCTTGGGCCACAGCTTCGCTAACGGTACCAGTAGAGGTCAAGCCGGGGCCAAATGTAATGACGTTACCGGTTGCGGCGTAGATACCAGAAGCAACACGATCATCGCCCCAGCCAGAAGCAACGGATGCAGCGGCGCGGTAAATGTAAGCAGGGCGAGTTGAATCGCCAGAGATCACCATGCCGGTGATGTCGGTACGGGTGTCATCCTGCCGATAAGGGGAAGGAATGATAACGCTGCCCGAAGCAACGGGACCACTGCCAGAGGTAGCGGTAACAGCGACATAACCACGTTGTTGGAAATAAACATAACCAGGGATGGCCAGCACAGAAGTGGGGCCGCCCTTGCTGTCATTATTAGAACCACTGTTGCTATTATCGATGTTCTTATACCAGCTATTCAGGGGCTCAGCCCAGTTGCCGGGATAGATTTTTTTAGCTGCAAGATAGGACATTTATTTCTCCTAGTTGTAATTCATTCTTTATTAAACGTTGCCATCATCACGCAGGAAGCTGAATGCCGTGGTGATAAAGTCCTTGTTCAGGATGTCAAAACCGGCGTACAGTTGCCAGATCAGGATGATGAAGCGGCTGAAGTCGTCGTTATTGTTGATCAGGACCTGAGCGTTCGGGCCGCCGATACCAACACCAACGGCTTGGGGGCCGAAGAAGTAGCCTTGAGCAACTTCATATGTACCAGCGCCAGGATCAGAGCCACTACCAAGAGTTGCAGCTTGTGTCTTGTTGGGGAAGTTGGTCGATTCGAAGAACTTCACACCTTCAAACTGAACGCCGGTAGGCATCACAGGTTCGCCAGCCAGGAAGTAACCTTGACCAGCCTGGGGGCCCTGGAAGAAGCTAGCGTTGTTAGGCATCATGGGGTTGCCCATGTACATGCCTTGGCCAGGATTACCAGAGTAACGTGCGATTTCGCGGAAGTCAGGATCACGACGCAGGTGCATCATGAACGTGGGGTCGCAAATGCAACGATACAGACCATCAGCGAAGGTAGGGACGTTACGCTTACGCAGGTCCTTAACAACGGTCACGAGGTCGGTACGCACTTGGAACTGTTGAACGTCAGCAGCGTACTCAGCAGTGGTGTAGACAGGGTTCTTGGTCTTGCCACCAGGGAAGTAGTAACCGCCTTGGGTGGAAGAAGAAGGACCGTTGGCTTCAGCCTTGGAAAGTTCGTCAAGGAAGACGCGGTCACGCCACCTGCGATAGTCGTCGAGCAGGGTCAACGAACCGATGCTCTGGTGGAACATGTTCAGGTTACCGGTATCCAGCAGCATGCGCTGGGCGGTAATCAGGGTTTCACGAGCAATCTTAAAGGTGCTGGGCTGAGTAGGATCGCCGGGGTCCGCAGGGCCAGTGTATTCCTTAAGCACCACAAGGACTTTCTCCTTGGTGATGTTACGGCTGTTAGCGGTACCGATGGTCTGGTCGGAGATACGCTCGCGGCTATCCTTAGTACCAGGATTTCCCCAGAACTTGTAGCGGTCGAGCTGAACGGTTTGGCCGGGTTGGCGAGTAAAGTCGTGAACAACCACAGGCTCTACTGCCATCTCGCAGATGTAAGCAGGATGGGGACGGTAGAGTTCCGCGCCCAAAATCTTAGGAAAGTCGGTATCAATGAACACTTGTGTTTATCCTCCAGTGTCGCAGGACAGGGATGTCAGGTGAAAGATTTAGACAAGATTGTCTTATCTAAATGAATTTTAGCAGTTGATAATTTATCAACTCAAATAACGCAATGTGGGCGTAGAAGCACGCGCCATAGATGTGTTGCTGGAACCTGGATATTCAGGGTCCGTAATTACATTTTGTTGGAAGCCAGGGGCACCCATTGCTTCAAGTCCGCCACCAGCAGCAATGCCACCCAAGCCAGCCAAACCAGCAGAAAGAGGTACAGTGCCAGCAGATAAGCCACGTCCAATGTTCCTTTGAACATTCTGTGTCGGGAAAGGTAGTGCCGCAGAAATACCAGCATTAGGGTCGCCGAACAACCGTGTATCTAATGCAGATACAGCATCCGCCGCAACGTTAGCTGCTCCACGGCGCAATCCCTTTTCAGGTAGATTACGAGCAACATCCCCCACCTTGTTACCAAGATTGGTTACTTGTTTTTGTGCTGCCGCAATTAAAGCCGGGCTGTACTTACCAGCAAGACCGCGAGCGCCAAGTAAACCAGCCACTCCACCCGCAGCGCCGCCAAGTCCCGCAAGTGCTGCAGAACCTGGATCTTCACCTTGAGAAAGGGCGTACCCACCAGTGGCTAGGCCAGCGGCTGCAGGTACGCCATACTTAAGAATCGGGCGCATTGCCTTACTCCATCACAAACAATTTGTTTGCTAGGACTTGAGGCTGAGCTTGGTTGATGACGCGCCAGGCATTCTGAGGATCACGATCCATTATGTCCTTGAAGCTACCCCAGAAGTTCTCAGGCTGTTGCGCAGCGGCAGCAGAAGGAGGAGCAGGGAATTGACCCTGTTCGTAAGCAACTGGTTGAGTGCGGTAACCGGGAGTTTCCAGTTGCTGCTCATTCTCGTACACAGGATACGGACCTTCAGGACCAAAGAACTTCAGCGTGTAATCGCTAAGTACGTCGGGATTGGTAAGGATTTCGTTATAGGCAAGATTCTCCTGGTGCTCATTAACAGAGAATTGCGCATAACCCTGGATGGTATTAGCAGCTTGGTTGCCCCAGGCCACTGCACTATCCAGCATCCCTTCCAAGTTGAGAGCGTAGTTATTTAGAACGGCGGGAGCTTCGATTCCGAACGCGTCCATCACTTGGCGGCTTTCCTGGCTCATTCCCACGAAGTCCGCGATTTGCTCCAAGGAGGGAGTCGAGGAGGTTTGGGAATAGTTGGGCGAGGATTCCGGGCTGGCTGACCAGGTCTGCGGAGCCGATTGTTGCGTAGCTGGGCTGCTGACTTGTCCGTAGTTCGCCGGGGCGTACTGAGGAGTCGGTGCTGAGGGTTGACCCTGGAACGGGGATTGGACTGGTGCGCTCAGCAGGTTCACTACCTTGTTGAACGCCGACTCCCAGGGATTGCCCGCCGAGGAGCTCTGCGATTGGTCCGCTGGTTGGTATTGGGGGGCGTACGGAGTAGGGGCTGATTGGTAACTGGGGGCTGCCTGAGGTACCGCTTGGGGGTAGCTCATACCCACCTGATACGGTACCGGTGCTGCTTGGTAGCTGGGCGCCGGAGCCGACTGAGCCGGTACCACGTAGCTGCTGGGTGCTACTGCTGGTGCTTGGCTCATCTGTGGGATCGATTGGACGGTAGCGTCCTGCATAACTCATCTCCTTTTGTAATGCTTCAAGAGTTCGATACAGATACGGAGTAAGATCCAATCTGGGATCCGCAGCCATCGGTAAGTCCGGCGATTGCGGGTGGGGGGTCTGCATCATGCCACCCACTAAGCGAGAGAAAGAAGAATATGCATTCTGTAATTCTCCAACCATCCTGAACGGGAACCCAGATAACATCTCGGCTCTTTCCTCTTCCGTTTTTGATGGGAAGAGGTACTTCAGTGCTTCAATGCTATCAACACCTAATTCTTGTAGGTTGCGTACCACGATGGAATTATTAAGTATATCTTGCGTAGTTTCTTCGTAAACAGGTCCCAACCAACGCCATTGCACGGTTAGATCACCGTCTGGAATGAGACCTAATACTCCGGGCGGCACCTGTTGTGTCTTAACACAAGCCATCATTAGTTGCTTGACACGCTCGTCAAAACCAACTAAAGCATCAGCGTACATATCCAATTGTTCTTGTGGTGCATCTTCTTTTGGCTCCACGGGTTTCTCTAGTCCTGCTGCGGCAGCTAGTGTCTCACGAAACAGGCGCTCCTCCTGGTAGATGATTAACTCAAGACAGCGACAGATACCATACGTATAAATTGCGTTTGCTTTCTTTTTGGATGTAGCTGCTACTCGTCCGAATAGTGACTTGTATTCAGTTGCAGTTACACCTGCTGAAATCGATAGCTCATCTATACCACCAAGAGCGGTACGGATCTCTTCTCGATATTGGCGAGCAAATGAGTTTTGATCTCCAGTGATTGCATCTGGGACGATATAGCCAACTCGGTCGTTTGGTTCCAGGTTTGCAATAATCCTTGGAACACGTATCTGACCATCTACACCACGACTAATAGGATCTGATTTGAACGTAGAACGACTAAGGGCTGCTTGGCTGGTAAAGCCTGAGTTTGCTGCAATAGACGGGCGTTGTACAACTGAATCACCACCGGACTCAATCAGGTCTGTCTTGGGGCGAGAAGAGAGAAGAGTCGGGTTACCAAAGAACTGAATATTCTTACGCATGGTGCGC